GCCAACATTGCCAGTTAAACAAACTGGAATTAATGTCCATGATTCTAAAGTTATTCGAGATTTTCATAAAAAAAACCCGTATTTTAGAGGAGAAGTTAATCCTTATGATGTAATTGAACATTATAGAGGAACTTTTCCTAATCAAATTTCTAAGGCTGTAGCGCAACCTAGTGTCCCAATGCAAAAAGCTACAACAGCAATAAAATCTAATAATACAAAAAAACTTCTTCCTTTATTGCTCGCCATGGGCAACCAAACCTCTAATTCAAAAAATGTAGCCGAAAGGAAAAATATTTTAGATAGTTTAATTATGGATATAGAGCCTATGGAGTTGAGAAAACCTAACTTTGAAGAACAAGTATTAAATATGCTCAAAGAAGACTCTAAATGGAGATATTAAGAATTATATTTTAAATAAATGGCAAATTTAAACCTTAATGGAAATGTTTCAAAGAATGAAGAAACACTACAACTTGCACACTCAAATTTAATTACATTTGGCAAACTATTTTCACCACAAGACTTTTTAGCAAGCGCAACCCCAGATTTTCATATTGATGTAGGAAAACTACTTATTGATAAGTCAAAACAACAATTGGCACTTGTTTTACCTAGGGACCACGCAAAATCTACTTTGGCAGCTACTGCTGTATTACATAGGTTTTTATTTGCAACTAAAGATAGACCAGAGTTTATTGCATGGATTGGTGAGGCACAAGACCAGGCACGAGATAACTTAAACTGGATTTCAAATCATATATATTCTAACCCTGCTATTCATTACTACTTTGGAGATTTACAAGGAGATAAGTGGACTAAAGATGAATTTACATTAAGTAATGGATGCAGAATGATTGGTAAAGGTACGTCTCAAAGATTGCGTGGTAAAAAACAATTATCTACTCGTTATACAGGAATTATACTTGATGACTTTGAATCAGAGTTAAACACCAAAACGCCTGACTCTAGAAGACAAATTAAAGAATGGGTTACTGCAGCAGTATATCCTGCGATTGATTTTGATAAAGATGGATTTCTTTGGTGTAATGGCACAATCGTACATTATGATAGTTTTCTTAATGGTTTAGTTAAGGGAAGTCAAGAAGCAGACAAAACAGGAGAAGAATACGCTTGGGACGTATTTACACGAAAAGCATTAGAAGATGGTAAACCTATATGGCCTTCAAGATGGCCTATTAAAAAATTAGAAGAACGTAAACAATTCTACATAGATTCGGGTACACCTGCAAAATTCTATCAAGAGTATATGAATCAAGCAAAATCTCCTGAAGACCAAATATTTAGTGAGGAGGATATAAACGATGGAATTTATCAAGGCAACGCAAGGTTTGATGAAGCGGCTGACTCGTGGTACATACAATTTGCTAATGGGGATAAAGAATACATTAATATATATATTGGTGTTGACCCCGCTTCGACAATTACTTCTAGGAGTGATTATTCTGTCATTATGGTTCTTGGCGTTACTGCCGAATATGATTATTATGTTATTGACTACTGGCGTAAAAGAGTCTTACCAATGGAATGTGCCGATGAGATATTTAAAATCGCTAAACAATACTCGCCAATTAGACGAATAAACATTGAAACTATTGCATATCAAGAAATGTTAAGAGATTATATAATGAAACGAAGCAAGAGTGAAGGATTGTTTTTACCAGGAATTGAAAAAGGAATCAAGAACTATAACTCTAAAAAGAAAGACAGACTGTTTGAAGGACTGCAGCCTATGTTTAAAGCAGGCGCAGTTCATCTTAAAAAACAACATCATGAATTTATTGATGAATTAATTGATTTTCCTAAAGGTTCGCATGATGATGTTATTGATGCTTTTTATCTTGCAACGCAATGGGCAAAAGGAAATCCTAAAGCTTCAAGTTTAAAGAAAGAAAAGAAAAAAGACGGAACTTGGTATAAGCCAAGAAAGATGTATGATTGGATGACAGGTAAAAGAATTTGAGTCGATTTGTTAGTTATAACCATTTATTAGTATATTATCTACTGTGATTAAAGAAGATTTTAGAGCAAAAGAAATAAGAGAGACTTTTGACCGCTGGTCTAATGCCAGGGAAGATTGGGATGTTGCTGCTAGAGAAGATATTGATTTTTATTTAGGTAATCATTTTACTGCAGAGGAAATGGATGAACTTGCATCTCGAAATCAATCAGCTGTTCCAATGGATAGGCTTTATTCTGCTATTGAACAGTTTAAAGCAATTATAACATCAAAGCCCCCTAAGTTTTCAGCAGTTGGAAGAGAAGACTCTGATAACAAACTTGCAAATGTTTGGAAAGTAATATTAGAGTATGTTTGGGATATATCTGATGGAAACGAACAATTTAAACAAGCGGTCCACGATTACACAGTTACAGGCATGGGCTATTTTTATGCTTATATAGATAAAGAAGCTGATTACGGTAGAGGTGAAGTTAAATTTAAACACCTTAATCCTTTTAAAGTTTATGTAGACCCAAATTCAAGAGAAAGATATTTTGGAGATGCTTCAGGTATAATGGTATCGCATATAATGAGCAAATTGCAATTAATTGATGCATATCCTCAACTTGCGCAGCCTATTGAAGAAGACAGTGAAAAAATGGTAATTGACCAAATAGATACTGTTTCTGAAGAAGATTATCCAGATAATTCAAATAAAAGAACAATGGACTCATTTACTCCTGATGTAGTTAAAGATTATGATTATCAAAATTCGGGTGAAAAATATCGATTAATTGAATATTATTCTAAAGTAAAAGTTCCATATTATAGATTGTTAGACAGAAGAAACAATCAAGAAAAAATTATACCTCAAGAACAATTTCAAGCTTTACAGCAAGATAAACAATTTTTAAATGCAATTGATAAAGGTTTGATTGATTTTGTTGAAGTTCAACAAACAAGAATAAGACAAACGGGTTCGGTTGGACAGGTTGTTTTATATGATTCTGTTTTAGATACAGATATATATCCTGTTGTCCCAGTTCCTAATATATGGACTAACACACCATATCCAATGAGTGATGTTAGAAAAAATAAAGATTTTCAAAGGTTCCTCAATAAGGTTGTATCATTAATTACTTCACACGCTCAGGCTAGTTCTGGACTTAAACTTCTTATACCTCAAGGAAGTGTTCAAGATATTGAAGAACTCGAAAGAGATTGGGCAAATCCGAATGCCACCCTCGAATATGATGCTTCTTTTGGGGAACCGCATTTTCCAGCACCACAACCGTTATCTTCTTCAATTATGCAATTACCTGCAATGATTGAAAAATATATTGATTTAAATATGGGAATATTTGAAATGATGCAAGGAAATGCTGAGGCTGCTCCAAGAACGTCTTCTGCAACTATGATGATGGAAGATTTTGGACAAAGACGCTCTAAGTCTAAACTAAGAGATGTTGAAGGGTCTTTAAAAAGAATTGGTAGAGTAGTTTATAATTTATCTAAATCTCATTACAATTTTCAAAAAACATTTAAAATTGCGCAACCTAATAATGACATAAATGAATATACAGTTAATAAAAGATTATATGATGATAAATCAAAACAATTAATGGAAATTGAAAATGAAGTATCAGTAGGCCAATTTGATATACGTGTAATTGGCAATTCTACAATGCCTTCAAATAAATGGGGTGAATGGGAAATATATATGCAAGCTTATCAATCTGGACTTATTGATAAAGTGGAAGCACTTAAGAAAACAGACATATTTGATAAGGAGGGTGTATTGTCAAGAACAGACCAAATACAGCAGTTACAACAAGCATTAGGACAAGCACAAAACCAAATTAAGAAAGTGTCAGGCGACTTACAAACTGCACATAGAGAATCTATACAAGCACGTAAGCGTACTGAGGTAGAAAAATTCAAGGCAGAGCTAAGCAAAGATTCTTCAACTAGAAAAGCTGAAGATAGGCTCTCCGTTGGTAGACTAAAAGATGCGGTCAAACTTGAGTCAGAGAAATTACGTTTAGGTAGTCAAGCTCAATTACGACAAGAGAAATCGCAAAAGGAGAAGTAAGATGACAGACGCATATGAAAACGAGAATCTTCCAGAGGGAGGTCAACCCGTTGATAATGTAGGGCAAGATGAAGGACAAACAGTAGCAGAGAGTTCTGGACAGAATTTGGAAGAACAGGTCAAGTATTTCCAATCTGAAAAGGATAAACTCGCTAATGAAAATCAGAATCTAAAAAAATACGAAGCGATTGGGAAGTTACTCCAAGGAAGACCAGATATTGCAAACACAGTTGCAAGCATGGTTCAAGGTGGAAATAATGGACAACCCGTTGGCCCGCAACGCATTGAATTAGAAAAAGATGAATTTGACCCATGGGAAGCCTATAATGACCCTAAATCTAAATCGTATAAGTTCAGACAGCAAGAGCTACAAGATAGTATCGGACAAGCTGTAAACCAAAGGATGGCAGGCGTAATGAAACAACAAGGAGTTCAACAACTAAAGGGTAACCTTTTACAGCAAGGATTAACTCCTGCTGAAGTTGATTCTTTTATGAATTTTGCATCAAAAAATCCTGGAGAGTATGGCGTGGAAGGTGCTGTTAAAATGTGGAAAGCTGTTATGAACGAAGGCCAAGGCACAGTTACAGCAGATAACCCACTTGACAATGTTCGACAAACGCAACAAGCCCCAACACCTGGTGGCATATTGCAAGGTCAACAACCTCAAGTTAAAAGCGGACAGGATGAAATGTGGGATAATATTGTAAGTGCTGGCAGCCGAACTAACGTATTAAAATAAAATAACTAAGGAGAATAATAATGGCTACTTATAATAGTGGACAAGTAAAATTTGGAACTCCTGGTGTAAGTAATACTGATTTTCACACACGAAGATTATTTGACTTTAGCGATAGGGTCGCAGAACTGTCACCAGAAGAATCTCCATTTTTTGTTTACTTGTCAAAAGTTGCAAAAGTACCAACATCAGACTCTCAGTTCCGTTTTTTAGAAGACAGAACAAAAGTATCAATGACAGATAGAAGTTTCTTACTTAAAGGTGGTATAACATTAGTTGCCGAAGGAAGTGACGATACTATGGTTTTTGATACAGCTGGAGGAGATGGTGTTGATTGGTTAATTCCTGGAATGGTTGTTGCTATTGGCGATGTCGATGGTAATAGCGTTCCAACAACAGCAAATGTAAGAATAAATAGCGTTGACAATTCGTCAAGTGCTACACAGACTTCAGTTACATGTACAGTTATTTCACATGTAGCAACTACAAGCACTCTTGCATTAGCAGATGACTCAAAATGTACTGTAATAGGTACATCTTTCCAAGAAGGTTCAGGTGCTCCTGATGTATGGTCTCAAAAGCTTGATAACGATTATGGGTTTACTCAAATCTTTAAAACAGCTTGTGAAATGTCTAATACAGCAAGAGCTACAGTGTATCGTGGATATGCTGATGAATGGTCACGAATATGGAATCTTAAATTAAGAGAACATAAAGTGGACATTGAAAGAGCAATGCTTTTTGGTCAAAAAGGTTCTGCAGGTGGCATACAGTACTCTGATGGTATTGTTGGCATGACAATTGCAGAAGGCTACGGAAACATTACTAATGATGGTTCACAATTATCATATAATGAAGGTGTTCCATATTACAAGTCTAATACAGCTGCAGAATGGTCATATGATGATATGCTTTCTGATTTTGAAGTAATTTTTGACCCTGCAAGGGGTGGAGGTTCTTCTAAATTAGCATTAGCTTCGTTGCCTGTAATATCACACTTTAATAAAGTTGGTGATGGTGGTTTTATAGATGGCTCTTTACTTAATTCAACTGGAGCTGCTTACAATCATAATGCAAGCAAAGGTGCTTTTGGGCATTTAATTACTAAAATAGATACTATTCATGGTGACGTATCTCTTGTTAAAGAACCTTTATTTAGAGGTTTTGCAGCAGGATTTATGCAAATGGTTGATTTAGACCATGTATCATATAGGCCTCTAGTTGGTAATGGTGTCAACAGAGACACTTCAATCACAACAAATGTGCAACAAGCAGATGAAGATTTACGAAAAGATATGATTCTTACAGAAGCAGGTCTTGAAGTAACTCTTCCTGAAACACATGCGTTGATTAACTTGGAGGGTGTGTAGAATGAGAAGTGATATATTAAATGCAAATAGTAATGCGTATGCATTGGCATCAGGTGAAAATTTAGTAAAAATTAAATCTAAATCTGTTCGCCATGGTGACGCAGCTGCTACAATTGCTTCAGGTGCTATATCGGTACCAGCAGGTTCAATTATTACAAGGTTAACTTGTATTGTTGAAGAAGCTCTTGCTCAAGCAAGTGGTAATGTAGGAGTTAGCGCAGGTACAGCAGCAGCAGGAACTCAGTTTACTGGAACTCTTGATGCTGATTCATTAGAAGCAAGCTCTACATCTGTAGCCGCTGGAATCGGAACATCAACAGATGATGTTTTGACAGCAGGTTTGGGTGGAACTGCTATAATGGGGCCTTTAGCTGCTGCATACAGAGCAGCAGATACTGACGTACATTTTACTGCAACTTCAAGTGGTGGTAATTTTACTGCAGACACAGGTGTCTTGCGATTTATCGTAGAGTATATAGAGCTTGACGATTCATACGTTTCGTAAACCAAAGCAATAAGGTTTAATAGTTTTGTAGAACTATGGGGTAAGTCGTATAAAGGGCTTACCCCCAATCTACTAAGAATTTTATAACATTTAACAGGAGAAAATATGGCAGCATATGGTGATTCAAATACCAAAGTAAAAACTTTTATTCACGATGCAAATGAAGGAGCTCAAGACGGAAGTACAGGTACTATAGCAAGAGATGTTCAAGATTATATTGCAGCATTAGACGATGCAAATAATATTGTTGTTTCTGTTAGTCATTGTTCTTTACGTGGAGACAAAATACTTACAATGGTTGTGGCTATGAACTATAATATACCAACCTCATAATGGCTAAGAAAAAAGGATTATGGGCGAATATACACGCTAAACGTAAGCGTGGGGAAAAACCTGCTAGGCCTGGTGAAGAAGGATATCCTAAGACACTTGACATTAAAAAGTATAAAAAAGGTGGACCTGTTAAGGGTTCTGTTGCTGATTTAAAACAAATAGCAAAAGAATTAGTTAAAGCATCAAAGATGCACAAAGGTCAATCTGAAAGAGTATTAAAGCATGCTGAGTCAATGAAAATGGAAGATGGTGGAAAAATGTACGGACCATCACATAACAATGGAGGCATTGATATTAATGTGGAAGGCGGAGAGTATGTAATTAAAGAAAAGTCAGTCAATCCTAAGACGGAGGCTGTTTTGGAATATATCAACGAATATGGTAAATTACCAGTGCAAGATGCACGTAAAAGGGGGAAGAAATAATGCCAAAAGTAGGAAAAGGAAACAAAGCAGTAAATTATCCATATTCTGAAAAAGGAATTAAGGATGCTATGGCTCACGCAAAAAGAACAGGCGAGTCTGTAGAAATGGAAAGTGGAGGAATGATACCTCAGTATGGACATGGTGGAATGGTTAAACCTATGATGCCAATGTATGGACACGGTGGAATGGTTAAGCCAATGATGCCAATGTATAAACATGGTGGGAAAGTAATGCCTAAATATGCAGGTGGCGGAATGGTTATGAGTCCAGCTCAAAAAATAGCAATGGCTAGTAGAATTGCTAAAATGATGCATGGTGGAAAAGTTAAGAAAAAAGGTAAATAATGGTAAAAAAAGATAATTATCCAACATATGATGCGGGTGGGCGAGTTAAAAAAATTGCTAATAAAGATTTAAAATATAGTGGACATAACCCAGGTTATCAAAAATATTTAGATAAACAAGATTTTGGAACAGCATTTTCACTTGCAGAAAAAAGATATGACAAATTTAAATGGCGTGGAAAAGTTTATACTACAGAAACTAAAGACCAAAAAAAGAAGAAGTGATGCTAAGAAAAATATTTATATACGATGACAACACAGGAAAGGTTGTTGAAGCCAATCAAGCACCATCAAAACGTAATAATACAAAAGACCATGTTAACATGAGAACAACGTGGAGCTCTCAAACAAAAGTTGAATTTAGTCAAACAACAATTGACCAAGATATTGCTGATAGGAATGCTAGATAATGGCAACATTAAGCGCACAAATACAAGCATTAGCTGGAACTAATATAACTGAAACAGAATTAGACCAATGGTGTGAAGATGGAGTAAGAGAGCTTGTCAACATGTTTCCTCAAGAACTAAAAAATATGTGTTATACTAAAAACACATTTACTTCTGCCGCTGCAGGTTCCGAAGCAGAAACTATAGCTTCAAAACATATTGGAAGTGTTTATGCTGGAACTGTAAAATGTAGAGAAATAGACCCTAAAGATAAATATAAAGCAGCTGACTCAAGTAGTATGCATTTTGCAACTGCAACTGACCCCGTATATTATGTCGAAGGTGGTAAGCTAAATATTCTTCCAGCATCATCATCTGGCATATATTATTTAATTGCAGACCCGTCAATAAATGCGGATGGAGTAAGTGCTATAGATAATTTTCCAAACGAAGCTGAATATCTTGTTGTTATGTACGCTGCAATAAAAAACCTAGAGCATTTATCTGTAGATGAAGAGGACCCTGAATTATATTTACCTATA